GACATGTAACTTGACAGAACTTGACATGATGGACACTTAAAACCGAACATGTTAAAATTCTCACTACCTCTTTTGAATGGGTGGGGAAGTCCTATCTCCTAAAAGTTTCTCCGACGGCTTCCCTGCCCTTTCCTATTGTTAAAAATATATCTTAATATATAATCTTCTCTTGATGGCTATTGTAGATTCGGCAGGAAAATCTTATAAAACAGATACTAAACCAGATATGGGAGAACTTGCCAGTGCTGGCTTTAACCTATATGGACAAAAAGACATCATCCCCTACAACCCGGATACCTTAATCGGCAGGAAGGGATTCTATGTATACGACCAGATGAGGGTAGACGATCAAGTCAAGGCTTGTCTTACACTTAAGAAATTCGCCACCCTGGCTCCAAACTACCAGATAATCCCAGCATCCAATGATGAGAAGGACAAAGAGATAGCAGATTTTGTCCGCTATAGCTTTAACAGAGTAGAGGGAAACATAATAGATAGTCTATTGGAGATTTTAACCGCACTAGATTATGGCTATTCTATAACTGAAATTAATTTTAAAACATTTGAACATGGGGAATTTAAGGGAAAAATAGGGCTTAAAAACCTTAAAACAAAACAACCCCATAATTACCGATTTGAAGTGGATAAATTTTCCAATCTTCAAAACATCATATATTCAGAGGGCATGGAAGACTCCAAATATCCGCTTAATAAATTCCTAATATTTAGTTATCAAAAAGAGTTTGGCAATTGGTACGGGACATCTGACCTAAGACCTGCCTATAGAGGATACTGGTCCAAAGATGTCTTAATCAAGATGTGGAATATCTACCTTGAAAGATTTGCTAACCCCACAGTATTAGGAAAGTATAAATCCAATGACCCTACCTCAAGGAATAATCTTAGAAATATATTAGATAATCTGACCGCCAAGACTTCGATCACCCACAGGATGGACGAATTTGACATAGGGCTTTTAGAGTCTTCAAGAAATGCGACAGGGGATTTTCAAACAGCACTAAATTTCTACAATAAGACGATAGCAAGAAGCATATTAATCCCGGATAGATTAATGGCGGAAGGCGAGACTGGAGCATACTCGCAGGCTAAGATTCATTTTGATGTGTTCCTATGGGTAATCCAAAAATTAAGATTAGACCTAGAGGATGGGGTAATGGCAGAGCAGTTAATAAAAAGACTAGTAGCTTTTAATTATGCCAACGTGCAAGAATTACCTAAGTTTAAATTCAATCCTATGACTGACGAGCAAAAACAAGTATTGAATACAATGTTTATTACAGCAGTCGAGAAAGGTGTAATCGTTCCAACGCTAGAAGACGAGAATATATTAAGGGAACATCTTAGCTTTCCATCTAAAGAAATAGACCCTGACAAAGAAATAATAGATAAGCCAGATGAAGAGATCATTGAAGAGATGAAAGAAAAGAACCCATTTGGCCAACCATTCGATAAGGATAAGACCAAAGTCCCCAGAAAGCCAAAAAACAGGGCAGAAAAAAGAGTCGATTTTAAGAAGGTAAATAACACCATAGACGAATTAGAACAAAGATTTCTAGAAAATATCATAGAGACTATGACAAGGCAGATGGAAGCAGTGACTACATATATCACAAATAAGATGGATGAGAATAAGTTTGATTTTACAGCGATAGACAACCTCGACCTAAAATATAAAGGGGATTTGATAAAGGTATTTGAAACTGGTTATGAGGATGCTTATAAAGAAGGGAAAGAACAGGCTAGAGAATCATTGCCTAAAAAATTCTTAAAGACTAAAATTGGAACAGGGATATTGACTACAGGATTTCAAAGATATTTTAAGTCAAAAGCAAGACTGGATGTCAAAAGAATAGCAGCAATATTAAATAACAATCTATCGACTGTTTTATTAGATTCTTTAGTCAAAGGAAAATCAATCCCTGCAACAGTAATAGAAATAGAAAAAGCATTCAATCCTTACATAGCAGCGGGGACAGAGATAACAGAGGCGGGGACATTAGCCGTTGCATATAGGACGACCACCCTTGTGAGGACCGCAACATTGGGGGCTTATAATTATGGAAGAAGGGAAATGGGAGAAGATAAAGATGTAAAAGAATTTATCATAGGATATCAATTGTCAGCGATGATAGATGAGAGGACATCTGAAGTATGTGAATTAGTGGCAGAAACAGAGCCGACTATAAGAGCAAAGGATGAGGGGCTATTGAATGAATTAACTCCACCCCTACATTTTAACTGCAGGTCTATATTAATATTTATAACTAAAGATGACCTGCCCATGCAATGGACAAATGAAGCAGAGCTACAAGAGATAATCCAACTAAGCGGGATGACTGAATGACATCTGTGCAATCACTAACTACTATAGATCAAGCTAAAGATTTCATAGTTACTATGATAAAAACAGAAGCAAGGTGTTTACAATGCCAAAAATTACTGGCAAAATATAATCAATATGGGCTAATAGCAGCGGAGATTAAATGTCCCAGATGTGGGCATCTTAATAATTTCTAAGCAACTCATCTGAAGTTCACAGAAACTCAAGCAAAAAAAATGGCTAAAAGATAAAGCCTATATTATTTGAGCCAGCGATTGGCGAGGAGTAAGACATGGAAGACGATGTCAAAGAAGTAGAGGAAATGCAGGAGGAAGATGTTTTTGAAACATCTGAAGAAGCAGAAATCCGAGCTAATGAAATGGGCGGTAAGGGCTCACACGAAATAATGGTGACAATAGAGGAAGAAGAAGCTATAAGATATATGCCATTTCCAACACATGAAGAATACCTTGAAGCTAAAGTTAAAATGGAAGAGGAAAAACCAGAGCCAGCCAAAGAAAATGCAGAGATTAAAGAACATGCAATCAGTCAGACATTTAACCTAGATGGTGTAGAGATTTTTTCAACCGGTGTTTGGAATGGAGATAAATACACTACTAGCGACCTAGAAAAGATGGTAGGAAATTTTGATAAAACAGGATTCCAACCACCTCTTAAATTAGGACATAATGATGATCAACCAGAGATGCAGGATGGGGAGCCAGCACTCGGATATGTTGGTAAGATATATTTAGAAGGAAGTAAATTAATCGCTGATTTAAAAGAATTGCCTAAGAAGATTTATGAAGCAATTAAGCGAGGTAATTATAAACGGGTAAGTTCAGAAATTTACTGGAACTACAAAAGCAATAACCAAGTACTCGATAGAGTCCTGAAGGCAGTTGCATTACTTGGTACTGAAATCCCAGCTATCACTAACTTAGAAGCCATAGAAGGTCTCTATGCTAAGGCAGATGGCGAGGGCATTATCAAGAAACACTATCAAGCAAAGGAGAGTGACCTTATGATAGACGAGCAAGGACAAGGTATTACTTTAAAGGAATACCAAGAACTTCAAGATAAATTGAAAATTTTAGAGGATGACAATATCGAATTAAAAGAGTCAAATACTAAGGTGATTGAAAAACTTGAAGAATCTCGCAAAGAGAAAAAAGCAAATGAGATTAATAAGTTCATTCAAGGACATAAGGAAGCGGGAAAAATACTCCCTGTTTTTGAGAAAGAACTTGAAGTCTTGATGCAATCTGCAACTGATGAAAAGATATACAGTTATACTGTGGAAGAAAAAGCTGTTGAATTAAGCCAATTTGAGTTAGTACAGAAGATAGTCGAATCGTTTCCAAAGATGATCAATTTTGCAGAGATATCTGCAGAAGGTGAAGTGGTTGATAGACAACCCTATGATAAAGCTGGAGATGAGATAGACAGACGGGCTAAAGTCTTTATGAAGAAGGGTAAAGCCAAAAAATATTCAGAAGCCTTACAACTTGTCTTAAATGAAGACGAAGAATTAAGGAAAGAATATTACGGAAAATAAATAGAATAGGAAGGTAAAGACAATGAGTCAAAGACAATATATTTCAATGATAGCCAATGAAGACTTATCAAGCATGCAATATAAAATGGTGTATGTTGATGGCGACAATGGAACAAAATTAAGGGTAGCAGCTGGGGCTGGACTTTTGGGGATAGTACAAAATAAACCTCAAAGCGGCGAACACGCAACAATAGTTTGGAATGGTTTGTCCAAATGTTCAGCAGGAGCAACGATTACTGCTGGAAGCTGGATTTCTGTAACTGCTTCTGGGACTGGAACTACTGCAGCAAGCGGTGATTATATCGTAGGAAAAGCGATAACAGGAGTTGCTAGTGGAAGTTTGTTCCAATTGTTAGTCGAAAGTTCTGGTTATAAATCAAGTTAAAAAATTTAAACAAGGAAGGTAAAACAAAATGGCAATAACAGCAAGAGATGTTCACATTGACAGACCATTATCTAATTTGGTAGTTGGATTTGAACCACATAATACAATAGTTCAAAACTTTTTACCGATTAATAATGTACCTAAGCAAAGTGACCTATATTTCAAGTATGACAAAGGGGATTTCTTTAGAATTCCTGCTACAACTGCCAGAGCTCCAAAGACGAAAGGACGTGTGGCTAATTTTAATGTCTCATCCGATAGTTACTACGCAAACAATTACGCGTTAGTTGACGAAGTCGATTATGAGATATTAGCCAACCAAGACGAACCGCTAAAAATCAAAGAGAAATCTGCAAGATTCATCCATAACTTATTGATGTTAGATATGGAAAATCGTGTATCTCTCCAAATTACAAGTGGCTCAAACTTGGGAAGTTACGCGGCAGTCTCTTCAAAATGGAGTGATGCAACAGCAGGCAATTCGGACCCATTTGGCGATATAGACACCGCTAAAGAAGCTGTAAGAGTCTCAACTGGCTATGATGCAAATACAATCATCATGGGCAGAACAGTCTATAATTCTTTAATCAAACATGCAGATATCCTAGATCGGATTAAGTATGTCCAGAAAGGAGTTGTAACTGCGGACTTGTTAGCTTCGTTGTTCGATGTAGACCAAGTGCTTATCGGCAACGCAGTTAAAAATACAGCAGAAGAAGGTCAAACTGACAGCTTCTCTGATATATGGGGGACAAATTGTATCGTAGCAAGATTTTCTCCACCAGAGGTAGATGGCAGAGACCCATCATTGATGTACGGGATGAGATGGACTAACCCATTATTTGGTTCGCCATTCGCAGTAGAGACATGGGATGACCCAGACCATGGTGGCTATACAAATGTCAGAGTTCAATATTACCAAGACGAGAAGATAACAGCTTCAGAACTTGGTTATCTATGGACAGGGGCAGTATAAGCTAAGACGATTTTTAGTTAGGGCAGGATGAATGCTTGCCCTGACTATTTTTATATGTTATAAGGGCTAAGGGGATTTCAAATAACATTTTGATAACGAAGAAAGCCAAGAGATTGGCACTACCCTTGTATTATTATCTTTGTATGCTACTTTAAAAAAGAGATAGCCAATGAGTTACAACCTAGATATAGCCATCTTCTGCGGTGGTATGGAAATAGACCCAAACACATTTAAAGACAAATCATTAGGTGGGAGTGAGACTGCTGGTATCAGCATGGCTCACGCATTAGGTAAGCTAGGACATAATGTCTTATTTTTCTGCAATACTAAACAACCTATTAAAATAGAAAATGTCCAATATATGCCCTTACAGCTATATTCAGGATATGCAGTAAATTGTCCCCATGATGTTCATATAATTCAGAGAATCCCAGAGCATTTTCACAGCACAATAAACTCAAAATTAAACATCTTATGGCAACATGATGTGGCCCTTAAAAGAGGGAGACAAGAATTTCATGGTGCATTGTGGCAAATAGACAAAGTTTTTTGTATGAGCCAGTGGCAGATAAATCAATACAAAGACATCATGCGGATTGACGAAGATCGCCTATTTTTTAAGACTACAAACGGGGTAAAACTCCCGCCAGATAATACGATATTATCTAAGAGAAATCCTAAACAATTGATATATACAAACCGACCTGAACGAGGGATGGATACATTGCTTTTCGATATAGCTCCAAAGCTATGGGAGAAAGACAAAGATATAGAAATCGTCATTGCAGGTTACGATAATACTACCGAACAAATGCAGCCATTCTATGAGAGCTTACAAAGGAAGATATTAGACTATCAACAACAGGGATTTAAAATCGAACATGTAGGGGCTTTAAAGAAAAAAGACCTTTATGACTTATATAAAAGCTCTAAATTATTTCTATATCCAACTAAATTCTGGGAGATAAGTTGCATAACAGCAATGGAAACGCAGATGTGCGGACTACCAATGGTGACTTCTCACCTCGCAGCATTGCCCGAAACTTTATCAAAGGATGCAGGGGTGTTGCTTAAAGGAGACGCTAAGAGCAAAAAATACCAAGATAAATTTGTCAATGCGGTATTTGAATTAATGGAAGATGGGGATAAATATCAAAGGATGCAAGTAGCGGGGATTGAAAATGTCAAACAGTATGACTGGGATCAAGTGGCTAGACAATGGAATGATTTATTTTTTGACCTATTCAAAGAGAAAGTTTCAAACAGAAAGACCTTATATAAATATCTCTATGAAAGAGAAGATATAATCCCCTTAAAATATCTAATAGATAAAGTGGATCGTGACGCTGAATGGAGTGCAAGATTAAAAAAGGCATATCCCTATTTAGACTCTAAAGAAAAATACAAGAAAAAATATGAAGATTTAGGCAAGGAATATGCAGGGATTGAAAAGAATTTAGAGATAAGAAACTACCCCAGATTAGATATAGCATTTGGAGAAATGGATTTATATCTAAAAGATAAGAAAATCGCCAATCCTAAAATCCTAGACTTTGCCAGTGGCATCGGGAACGAGTCAATCATTATGGCTAAATCATTTAATGCGAAAGTAGATGCGGTAAATATTTCAGCAGAAGAAAATAAATTAGCAAAAAAGATGATAGAAAAGCATGGAAAAAATACAGATATATCTGTAATCCTTGGAGATTCCACAGACACTTTATCTAAGGATTATGACATAATATTTCTAGGGGAGATATTAGAGCATCAAGAAAACCCCGAACAATTTTTAGACAAAATAGAAGACAATTTAAAAGATGAGGGATTGATTGTAATAACTGTCCCTTATGGAATATGGGATGATAAGAGAAAGGCACATCTTTGGAACTTTGAAAGACAAGATATTGCAGAGATGATAAAAGACAAAAAAAACACAAGTATCAAGATGTTATCTGGTGGATTAAATCAGGATAAAAAAGAAGTTTTAGGATGGTGGATATTTAAGTATCAAAAAAACAATAGACCCTGTAGAAAAATAGACCTAGAAAGGAAGATAAATATACAGTCTCCCAGACAGACTATCTCGGCTTGCCTAATAACAAGAAACGCAGAAGACCAATTACACAGATGCTTAAAATCTATTAAGCCATTAGTTGAAGAAATTATAATAGCCGATAATGGGAGTACAGATTCCACCCTAGAAATAGCTAAACAATATGGAGCCAAGATAGTGACTTGTGAGAAAGCTACAAAAATAGGATTTGATACAGCAAGAAATGTATCTATAAAAGAAGCTAAAGGGGATTGGATTTTATGGATTGATGCTGATGAGGAATTATTAAAGGGAATAAATATAAGAAAATATCTCCGCAGCAATCACTTCAATGGCTACTCTATAAGACAACATCATTTTACTACTGATTCAGGTGTGTCAAAAATTGATCTTCCAGTAAGATTATTCAGGAACAAAAGAAGGATAGAATTCCTAGGACATGTACACGAACACCCGGAGCTGATAGAGAATCAAGGAGTCGGAGCATCTACAATATTAAGCGATGTTGAAATCGCCCATAATGGATATCTTACAGAGGATATAAGACGAGATAGATTTAAAAGAAATATTGACTTGATGTTAATAGATAGGAAGAAAAATCCAAATAGACTATTAGGAAAATTCCTTATCCTGAGAGACTGGGTTCATATTTCCAGATATGAGATAGAAAACAACAAAGGGATGCCGACACAAGTATCGATAAAATGCTGCGAGGAAGCCTGCAAGATGTTCAGAGATGCCTTCTTGGATGATGAGAATATATACAAAGATGAAGCATTGATATTCTATTCTGAAGCCTTAATGATGTTAGGCAAGGGGATGGAGTATAGATTCAATATAAATGTAGGGCTAGAAAAAACACCTCCACAAAGAGAAGATACAACAGCAAGATTTTTAGATGATAAAGAATTTATCCAATATGTGGCTTCTAAAACTAAGTCATATTCAGAGCCATATCTAGGGGATTTCATATAACCCCCATTTCCCCCTAAGTTGACAAAGTTACTATATAGTATATAATACTATTATACCTTGATTTCTAAATTCTAAAATTTCAGGGTAGGGAGAAACAAATTATGACAAAGGAAAAAGAAACCAAGAACCTTAGTGGACTCAATAACAAAACCATTGATGTTGAATTCGCTAAGTTCTTAGAACAAGAAAAAGAAATGTTTAACGAAGATGGAACTGTCAAAGAAAAAAAGTTCCTTACTATTTCAACTAACAAATGGGGTGAGAGAGTAGGAGAGATGGAATAAAAAAGTTAAACAAGGAGAAACAAAAATGCGTATTATCAAAAACACAACAAACCTTGATAATAGAAAACTACAATCATTGTTTTCTTTTGTCCATAATCTGATAGCTAAAGATGAAGGAAGATTAAAACATTGGAAAGAGTTAAAAGTCCAAATTGCTAATCGTTCTTATGGTTATAGTGGCAAAGGTTATGTCGGAAAAGTTTATGGACATGGTTGGGATATATTACTTAATTATTCCCAACAGTCAGCAAATAAGATTGCAGATATATCACAATTGTTTGCACATGAACTTATGCACAGCTTTGGTTATCGGGATAAGAAAAGTTGGGCAGGAATTTCTGGCACTAATGGTCGTCAGTTTGCAAGACAACCATTGACAGAGCAACAAATAGAATCAATAAAAAAGAAATTTGATGGTATTGATTTTAACAGAAAAGAAAAACCAAAAGTAAAGATCAATCATGTTGCTTTAAGAAAAGAAAGAACAGAAAGAAATCTTGCTAACTGGGAAAGGAAACTTAGCTTTGCAAAGAACAAAGTGAAGAAGTATAGACAGAAGGTTAGCTATTATGCGTAGTAAAAGATATAGGTAGAGTGTGTATGGAGATTGGAAATTAATGAAGTTGTGATAAACTAAATCCTATGCCTGATTACACAACAGTTCCAAAAGTCTTAGACCTGTATCCCAGAGTTGGGAGTATGTCGACTGTCACATCTTCTAATATAGCCTTTTATATCGACCAAGCAGAGAATGAAATAAACGGGCATCTTATAAATAACTACACATTACCATTTTCTGCTACCCCACCTATTATCGAGTCTATCAGTACGGAATATTCATTAATCAAAATCTTAGAAAGGTTTTTTACGCAAGGTGTGGGGAGTGAGAATAAATGGGTGGACGAAAGAAGGAAAATAGTATTTCAATATCTCGATAAACTCAACAATGGGGAGATCGGATTATTTAATTCTTCTAAAGAATTAATCGCTTATAAATCAGGGGATGCCATCTATTCAAATACTAAGGGATATGACCCCACCTTTACGATGCTTGATGAGACTTTACAAGAGATAGACTCCGACAGAATAGACGATGAGTTAGATGCCGTAGAGGATGAGGTATATAATCCTTACTGGTAATGGCTACTGAATTAAAGATGTCTTCTAAGGGAGACAAACAGATAAAAATCAAATTGTCAAGGATAGCTAAAGGATTGAAAAACCCAAGACCAGTCCTTAAAATAATCGGTATTAAATTAATAAATGAGATTAACAAATATTTTGTTCAACAAGGAAATGCTGGGGAAGGATGGGAGCCACTACAGGACTATGGGGGGTCATTCTGGAAGAGGAGAAAGATATTGTTTGATACTGGTAAGTTGAGAGCAAGTTTTTTGTTTCAATTGAAAGGAAAACATGCTGTTGAAGTCGGCTCTCCAGTTAAATATGCGGAGATACATCAATTCGGAACAGATACAACACCAGCAAGACCAATGCTTCCAAAAGAAAAAATAGCAAGTAAAATAGCCGAAAAACAAATAGTCAGATATATTAATCGATTAAAAGAGAAGAAGATGTAATGGCAACAATAGATTATCTAGCAATTGAAAACTCGATTAAAACACTACTCAATGCAGATTCGGACACGTCCTCATATACGGTAGAAGTAGAACCGCCAGATGCAGTCAGGACAGATGCATGCCCTTATGTGGCTATATATCTCGATAGCTGGGACAGCCCAGCAGATGAAGAATTAATAGGTGGAGCAAATGCTATGAGGACATTTTTAATAATAGAGGTATGGTGTTATGCTTTTAGTTTTGAGAACCTAGACGGGGCTACTTTAAGAGATGATATGTTGGGAAAAGTCAAAGCTGTATTAAAATCAAATAGAACATTAAGTGACAATGTATTGATAACCAGATTTACAGGTGGGGATTTTGATAACCAACAAAACACAGGAAATCTAGGGTTTTTTAAAGGGGTATCGATTAAGTTAGAATGTGAGGTAAGGGAATGAGAATAAAATGGCTTAAAGGCGGATTGCAAATACCGGGAATTGGAATAATAGAGAAAGGAAAAGAAATGGAAGTATCAAATGATGTAGGGGAGTCTTTAATCTCGCAAGGTATTGCAAAACTTTCAAAGGTAAGTAAAATAAAGAATACTAAAGGAGTGAAGTAATATGGGCTTTGGAATTGGCGGATATTTAAGTTTATCTAAACAAACAGTATGGGGTACAGCAACAACTAGCAGGGTATACATCCCGTTTATATCTGAATCTTTAACACAGAATAAAGAACAACTATTTAGTGAAAATATTAAAACAGTATATGATCAACCAGATGCTTTAGAAGGCATAAATAACGTAACAGGCGATATAGCTTTTGAACCACACCCTATTGTATTAGGGGAATTTTTACAATCAGCAGTGGGTGTGCCGACATCTACTTTGCAAACATCAGCATATCTCCATGAATTCCTGCCCCGACAAGCAGATTGGGGAACAGATGGAGCTTTGACACCTTACACAATAGAGATATATAAAAACGTAGGGAGTGCTTATCAAGTAGTTGACGCACAAATTCACACTTTAGCAATTGAGCTGACTGCTGGGGCCATTGTGAAAGCCACAGCAACCGTACATGGTAGGGCTTATTCAAAGGTAGCAAAACAAACTGCTTCCTATATAGATTCAAAACCTTTCACATGGAATCAATGCTCATTAGAAGTGGCAGGAAGTGCTAATAGTAATTTTGAAAGTGCCACAATAACAATAACAAATCCTGTCGAGGGGATACCAATGCTTAATAATTCAACATCAGAAGGTAGAGTATTGAGGACAGGATTTAGAACAGTAAGCGTAACAGGGGAGCAAGACTTCAGCGACCAAGCAGAAGAGGGGATATTTATCAATCAAACAAGACAACGATTTAGATTCTCTGTCACCGGAGGAACAACAGTGGGTAATACTGGAGAATTCAATCAATTAGTCATGGATTTACCCCAAGTCAATTATTCTACTTATACCTACCCTATAGGCGGAGCAGGAAGAGTGGTAGCTTCTTATGAAGGGAACGCAGAATATAATACGACAAGTAGCTATGCGATAAGATACACATTACAAAACACATCAAGTAGTTACTAAAGGAGACTCTATGAAGTTCAAAATTGCGGATAAAGAATTTGATATCCAACCAGCAAAGACAAAATCAGTCCTAGAAATTGAAAACAAGATAGGGAAAAGTTTAACTAAATTAGGTGAAGACTTTTCATTTAATGATATTATTGATATTGTAACAATCGCCTTGACACAAGCCGATCCCTCAATGACCAAAGACTGGGTAGAAGAAAACACAGGAATTGCAGATGTGGAAACCTTCAATAAGGTGATTACCTATTTTTTGGCTCAAACGAAATAGTTAATAAGCGATTCCTTGATATACTAGATTTATTTGGTGTAGAATATAGATGGAGTAGAAATGATGTTCTTGATTTAACAGTCAATGAGATTAACTATCTCATGGCAAAGATTGAACATAGGAACAGACGCAGATAATGGCAGAAAATAAGATAAATCTATTAGTCAGTTTAAAAGATCAGGCTAGTGGTGGACTAGATTCCCTAAAAAATAAATTCGGTTCATTTGGCAAGATGCTCAATATGACTGCTCTGGCGGTGTTAGCTGTTGGAGCTGCATTAACAAAGCTGACATTTGACGCTGCAAAGACTGGAGATGAGTTTGCTAAGACCTCAAAGATGGTCGGAATATCTGCTCAAACTTTACATAAATTTGCTTTCGCTGCACAAATAGGTGGAGCAGAAATGCGGGATATTTCTACCTCTCTCAGAGTCATATCTAAAAGAGTTAATGATGCAAACAATGGATTAACAACTTCTGTAAGGGCATTTGCTCAGGCAGGTATTAGTGTACGAAAAGCTAATGGTGAATTTAAAAATGCAGAAGAATTACTATTAGATTCTGCCGATGCTTTTAAAAATTTAACAAACACAACAGAAAGAACAGCTTTGGCACAAGAGTTATTTGGTCGTGCTGGAACAAAAATGATTCCTTTATTAATCGAAGGAACTGATAATATGAAGGCATTAATGAAAGAAACCGAAGAACTAGGATTAGTGTTTTCAGAAGTTGAATCAAAACAAGCAGAGGATTTTCAAGATGAATTATTAAGAATGAATAGTGCTTTTAAAGGAGTTGCATTAGCAATAGGAAAAGCATTGATGCCTATTTTTACCTCTTTTTTTACTTTTATAAAAAATCTAGTCGTTCCTATTATTCCTGTAGTTTCTATTATGTTTAAAGGATTGGCATTTGCTATCAATCTAGTGGTGTTACCTCTTACTCAAATAATATTAGGTATCAAGAAATTAATCGCTTGGTTGAAGACATTAATGAACATACAGGTTGAAGCACAAGAAGGAATAGTAAAGACAGCTGAAGTTACAAGGGGTAAATTAGAGGAAACATTTGCGGGACTAAAAGAAGGGATGCAAGCTGCACACCAAGACTGGTTTGAAAATAGTCTAGCAATAGCCATAGAAGCAGGACGACAAATACATGCTGTCTTTATGAGTACAGTGGACAATGTAGGGGTTGCGTTTGCTGCTATGATAACTGAGGGAGAAAGTTTTAAAGATGCAATGAAGAAGATATGGGTGACATTAAAACAGGAAGTAGTAAAGCAGATTAGTATTATGATAGCTCGAATGTTGGTCATGTTCACACTTCAAAAAGCATTAGGGCTATTTACGGGGGGAGCTATT